AAAACTAACCTACTCCTTAAAGGAATAATCTCGCCAGAAGATTGGCCTCGGATGCAAGAGCATATTCAGTACGACTTCATGGAAGATGGTCATTTTGCAGAGTTGAAGGATGCAGAACTTCTTAATGATCGTATCCAGACACTTGATGGCATTCAGTCTTACATTGGAACATTCTTCAGTAAGGAATATGTATTGAAGAAAGTACTAAATATGACTGATGCTGAAGTTCAAGAAATGCGAACTCAGATTGCTAAGGAACTTGAAACTGATCCATTGGATGGTGGTATTACTGTTCCAGATGGTGGCGATGGTGTGACACGTTATCCACAGGATGCTGCGGGTGGTATTGTTACTCCAGAAGATATGCCAGACTATGAAGAGCCTGAAGAAGATAAACCAAATAATGATCAGAAGTTTAATGGAGGAAAATAATTATGAGTAAAGAATTTGTAGATGCTCTTGTAGATGGTAACAATATCGAAGCAGAGAAAGCATTTAGTATCACAATGGCAGCTAGAGTTGGTGATGCTTTAGAAGTTAAACGCAGAGAACTTGCTAATACATTTGTTAAATCTCAGAAAGTAGAAGTTGATGAAACGGATTGAGGAAATCTATGAATCTACAGTTGTAGAGAGGGATGAGCACAAGAAATCTAAGCAATATAAGCGTCTTTCACCCAAAATGAAGGACGCAGTGGACGATTTATTCAAAAAAATGGACTCTAAACCTTCAGATTTCCTAAATAGTTTTGAAAGAAGTATAACGGATATATCTAAGAAATATAAAGTCCCTGAGAGAGAACTTCTTGGGTATTTTGAAAAAGAAATGTTAGCGATCTAGGGGAGAATAATGGCTATTGTTACAAGAACACTCAGAGATACTGTCGTTAATGCACCCGGAGCTGGTGGAACAGTTACAATTAAAGTTGATATCGAAGATGATGCTGCAGCAAATGGTGCTATTTTAGATGCTAGTGCTTTGAGCGGACATGCAAATGGTGCTAAACTACACATCGCCAGACTTTGGTGGGCATTGACTCAAGGTAGCGCTGATGATGATACTGGTCATATTGAAATTCAAGAAGTATCTTCTGGAACAGATATTGTTCAGATTAGACTTGCCGGAACTGGTCACTATGATGGTTCTGCTGGCGTTATTCCCGGCACTGCGGCAAACACAACCGCAACTTCTGGTGACCATCAAATAACTACTTTTGGTACATCTGGTTTTGTTATTATCGAATTCAAAAAAGACGAAAACTATACAGCGTAAGGATAGGACAATGAAGTTATTTTCAGAGGCAGTCGAAGAAGTAGAATATATTACTGAAGCAAAAGAGGGCGGCGGTAAGAACTACAAGATTCGTGGCATCTTCATGCAAGCTGACATCAAGAACCGTAATGGTCGGGTGTATCCTATGGAAATACTCAATAAAGAAGTTACTAAATATAACAAGAACTTTATTAAAGAAAGTCGGGCATTTGGTGAACTAGGTCACCCAGATGGGCCCACAGTAAATCTGGAACGTGTATCACATATGATTACGTCTTTGGAGCCAGAAGGAAAGAATTTTATTGGAGAGGCGAAGATTATGTCTACGCCTATGGGTGAGATTGTGAAGAGTCTTATGGATGAAGGTGCAAAACTGGGCGTTTCCTCACGGGGAATGGGCAGTCTAGATCAAAAAGGTGGCGCAAACTATGTGCGGGACGACTTCTATCTCGCAACAGCAGCGGATATTGTTGCTGACCCCTCTGCACCAAATGCTTTCGTAGAAGGTATTATGGAAGGTAAAGAGTGGGTTTGGAACAACGGTGCGTTGTTGGAATCAGAAATGATGGAGATGAAAAAGAAGTTTGATGTTAAGGAACGTCAAAGAAACGCAACTAAAGAAGCACTAGCATTTGCTAAGTTTCTTAAAAGACTTTAATTTATAAATAATCAACAGAACTAGGTAAGGAGACACCCTATGTCAGAACTAGAACAAACAATTGAAGAGTTAGAGCAAGAAGTGCTTGCAGAACTCGAAGAAGCAAGTGATGCCCAGACAAAGGGTGCTGCTCCTGCTGAAGGTAAAAAGAAGGTTGATGCAGTAACACCCGGCGGTGAAGTTACCGATGTTGGTGGTGCTGATCCAGAAGCCAAAGTCGAAAAAGGTGCTGATGAAGATCGTGCCGAAAAGGCAATTGGTAAGAAGGCCGCAGCTGCAGCAAAAGCAGTTGGTGGTGATGCACAACAGAAGGGCGCTGGTAAAGCAGACGGTCCTCAGAAACTCGCTGCTGGTCATGTACCAGAAGAGGGTGAAGTTGTTGCTGAGTCAAAGAAAATGACTAAGGCACAAGCTCTTGAGCAAATTGGAAAGATGAAGAAGGGCGACATCGAAGAGATGCTTGCTTCACACGCATCCTCTCTTGCTGAAGCAGAAAATGCCGAGACAGAAGAAGAGTTGAAGAAACTTGAAGATGCCAAGGCAGATATCGAAGAGAAGATCAAATCCATTAATGTTAAGGAAGACGTTGCCGCACTAGTTGATGGCGAAGACCTTTCTGAAGAATTTAAAGACAAGGCAGCAACAATCTTTGAAGCTGCTGTTAAATCAAAAACTCGCGAAGAAATCTCTCGTATTCACGAAACGATGACTGTCGAGTTTGAAGAAAAACTGGAAGAGTCTGTTGATACTCTTACAGAAAAAGTAGATACTTATCTCAACTACGTTGTAGAGGAATGGACTAAAGAGAACGAGTTGTCAATCGAGCGTGGATTAAAGGGCGAGATTGCAGAAGACTTTATCTCTGGACTGAAACAGTTGTTTGAAGATCATTATATTGACGTGCCTGATGAGAAATATGACGTTCTCGAAGCACAGTCTGAAAAAATTGCTGAACTAGAGGAAAAGGTTAACAGTGTTATGGAACAAAATATCGTTCTTTCCAATGTTAAATCTGGTCTAGTTCGGGAACAGGTTATCTCCGAAGCTTGCGAAGAGTTGACCGATACCGAAATTGAAAAGTTCAAATCTCTCACTGAAGATATTGATTTTGCCGATGAAGAGTCCTTCAAAGCAAAACTGGATACCTTAAAGGAAAGTTATTTCCCGAAGACGATTGTTGAACAAACTTTTGATGATGAAGATGGTGGCACCGCACAGGACATTGATACGACTGAAGCTATGAGCGCTTATATGTCGGCAATCAGTCGTAACAAAGAGCGTGCCCAATAATATTATAAAAAACAGATGTATTAATTAAAGGAGAAACAAATGTTTCAGACAGAACATCTACAAGAAAAGTGGCAGCCAGTCCTAGAACACCCCGATCTTCCACGGATTGAGGATTCTTACAAGCGGGCAGTTACTACTCTCATCTTAGAGAACCAAGAAAAAGCAATGCGTGAGGATCGTGGTTTCCTTACAGAGACAGCGCCAGTCAACAGCATGGGCGGCGGGCAGATGGATACATGGGACCCAATTTTGATCTCATTGGTTCGTCGTGCAATGCCTAACCTTATCGCTTATGACGTTTGTGGTGTGCAACCAATGACAGGTCCAACGGGCTTGATCTTTGCGATGCGTTCCTCGCTCGCCTCACAGGATGGTGCAGAAGCCCTCGTTGATGAGTCGTTCCCTGATACATCTAACCAGAACGCTGCTGGCACAGTCGGTGGTGGTGATGTTGGTACTACAGAGACTAACCCTGCTGTTCTTAATGACAGTTCGCCGGGAACATATACTTCTGCAACAGGTATGACTCGATCTCAGGCTGAAGCTCTTGGTGATAGCGGCACGAACGCTTTCGCTGAAATGGCATTCAGTATTGAAAAGTCTACGGTTACTGCCGTTTCCCGTGCGCTCAAAGCTGAGTACACTATGGAACTCGCACAGGACTTGAAGGCAATTCATGGTCTTGACGCCGAAACAGAACTCAGCAATATTCTTTCTACAGAAATTCTTGCTGAAATTAACCGTGAAGTTATTCGTTCACTGTATGTTACAGCTGTTGCGGGTGCTCAGGTTAATACAACTAATGCTGGTACTTTTGATCTGGACACCGATTCTAATGGTCGTTGGTCGGTTGAGAAGTTCAAGGGTCTTATGTTCCAAATCGAACGTGACGCCAATGCGATTGGTCAACAAACTCGTCGTGGTAAAGGTAACATGATCATCGTTTCAGCTGATGTTGCTTCTGCTCTTCAGATGGCTGGTGTTCTTGATTACACACCCGCATTGAACAACAATCTCGCAGTTGATGACACATCTTCCACATTTGCTGGTACGATGAATGGTCGTTTCAAAGTGTATGTTGATCCATATTCTGCAAATGTTGCTGCTAGTCAGTATTATGTTTGTGGTTATAAGGGCACATCTCCTTATGACGCTGGTTTCTTCTACTGCCCATACGTTCCATTACAGATGGTCCGTGCGGTTGGTGAGAATTCCTTCCAACCAAAAATTGGTTTCAAGACACGTTATGGTCTTGCTGCTAACCCATTCGCTGCTGCGGGTGCGGTTGCTGCCGCTGACACGGTTAATACCGATGCGTCACTGGATGCGAACACCAATGCTTGGTATCGTCGAGTTAAAGTCACTAACCTTATGTAAGATAAGGGGTCTAATAGACTTTAAAAGGGGGAACTTTCGGGTTCCCCCTTTTTTTTATTATAAATAGATACATGACAACAGCACAATCACCACTCGCAAGACAACCAAACCAGTTAGACTATGCAAGTCCAACTCAGTTTCGCTTTGGTATTCAACAATTACCAAAGGTAGAGTTCTTTACAATCAATGCAAACCTACCGGGCATTGAGGGTGCATCTGTAGATTTGGCAAACCCATTTCTAAACATTCCAATCATGGGTGATAAACTTACATATAGTGACCTTACTATCACATTTATTGTAGACGAATATTTGGAAAATTATCAAACGCTGCACAATTGGCTTACGGGATATGGTTTTCCTTCAAATAGGTCAGAATTTAGAACACACAGAGATGTTACATCAAACACTCCGGGTGGAGGCGCAGAACCGCCGGTTGACCTTGTTAGTAATGTAACTCCTGATAAAGCAATGTATTCGGATGCATTTCTTATGATTTTGTCAAATAAAAATAATCCAATTCTAAACGTAAATTTTCAGAACGTATTTCCAATATCACTTAGTGGATTAGATTATACACAGGGTGCAACAGATGTTGATTATATGACTGCTGAGGTAACATTCAAATATCAAATTTATAAATTTGAGAGTGTTTAATAAAAAAAGGAGACTATTATGGCAGTTGTTGTTACAAATACATGGGTTAGGCCCAATACAGAAATTGATTTTTATGAGCCATCAGAGTCAGAACGTAATTATATCACGATCAACTTCAAAAATAATGATAAATACAGTGTCATATCAGAGACATATAGTGATGATGACTTAACAAAAATTCGTGTTGTTTCATTTGAAGATGCTGCAACAAGAAATGAGTGGAAGGCGGATAGCACAGTGAAGCAATTTCATAGTGACAGAAATACATATAATACTAATAATTCTATTTCACATACAGTTTCAGTAAGTTAATAATGTTTAGTTTATAGACATTATATATAGTGATGAGCAGATTTGGTAAGCTTTAACAGTTAATCAAATCTTCAGACTTAATTTCTGATGACAACTCGTTCGAACTCATCAGGGTCAATATATCAAAGAGAGAAACCAAACTGCTCACTTTTTTTATTATGAGGTAATTATGGATTTAGAAGTACTAAAGAAAACTGCAAAAGAAGACCTTCCTATAACTGATCTAGAACATATTGATCAGGAATCTTTTAAAAATCAAATGATCAAACGAAAGTGGTTGGACTTCAAGGCAGACTTTGAATTACTTCTGGTCAAAGCTAAAACTGACCACCAACTTCTATATCGACAAAAGTGGGAATACTATGGTGGTAAGGCAGATGCAAAAGTGTATGCTGCAAAACCGTTTGACATTAGGGTTATGAAGACAGACCTTACAATGTACATTCAGTCCGATGAGGACATTCTTAGAATATCAAATAAAATTGGTTACTACGATTCATGCGT